AGTCTGCTTGTACCAACCTTACGGAGAGAAAGACCAGTAGTAGCAGCGTCAGCAGCCTTTAGAGTGAACTTACCAGCGTCAACAACAAGATAATCCTTATCAGCAGCATCTTCAATACCGTCAGCAGTCATTTCAATCATGTCACCAACTGCAAGGAAGGTAGCATCAATCATATGACCAGCGATATTGACAAATGCTCTGGGGTCAGGAGTTAGACCCTTGTAAACAGAGCCATCAAAGCCCTTAGTGATAACGACTTCAGGAGAAGTAGCCATCCAAAGACCCTTTGCGGTATCAGCAGCGGGTGCAGTAGCCTCCCAAACCATTTCTTCACCATCAGCTTCAGAATACTTTAGAAGTTCAAAAACTGAACCATTAGCAATATCTTCAGAACAAACCGCAGTTCTATTATAAGCATCAATATTGTATGCCTGTACTGCTGTCTTAATTACGACGTTCATTGTGTTTCCACCTTTCTAATTATAATCTATTAGATTCTATCCCAAATACTATTGGAAGTTTTCTTCTTGTTTGAAAAAGGCATACCAATCTTTAGTACACCCTCAATGTTTTCAACACGGTCAAATACCTGTGCCTTTGCAAAGTTAGCCCAAGCATCCATAGAAGAAAATTCAGCAACTCTATCCATGAGTTCTTTCTTTTCATCTTCACTCATCTTAACGCCACGATTTTCAATATCAGACATAACAGCGTTCATCTGAGCCATTTCTTCCTCGCGCTTTTCTTTAGCAAGAGTATCTTCCTTGAACTTTTTCAGTTCTGCATAATCAGCCATTTCTTCAATCTTAGCCATATAAGCCTTGTTCTCAGTTTCAAGCTGTGCAAATCTATCACAAAGAGCATTATATTTTTCTTCAAAAGTTTCCTCATGATGTTCACAATTTTCCCCATTATCATCTTCTTCACTTTCGTGAATTTCTTCATGAGGTTCGCCATCTTCATGGGTTTCATCGTCGACATTCTCATCGTGAGATTCTTCTGACATTTCTTCTGTGGTACTCTCTGTGTTTTCCTGAGATTCCTCATCATGCTGTTCTTCTTCTTTTTTGATTTCCTCGACCTGTGCTGCGCCCTCAGTGTTCACATCACCCATCTTAGTCATCATAGACATATCAGCAGTGACTTCTTTATCATCAGAAATTGCATATGCAATTGAGTATTTGCAACCATCTTCCTTATCAGTGCAAACTACCGTGTCCTCATTGACTTCTTCGACTGAATATTTCTCAACGGTATCTTCGCCATCTGAAAAGGTAAAGTTAGCAAAATAAGAACATAGAAGTTCTTTCTTCTCGTCCATATTCATTGCTCTATCACCTACGCTTTCGCTATTGTTTATAATGTCCTCTGAAAAATATTCATTGAATTGTTTTTCTGTTATATTAAATTCAGAGAAGTTTTCAGTAGTTAGACCCAACTCACGGTAATGTTTAAGGAGGTGAGCCTTAACATCTCCCCTAACAATCCCCTGTTGTGCAGCCCTTTGAAAAGCCGCTTCAAGACCATCTTTATGAACAATCAATTTGTTATTTTTAATAACATGATGTGGATATTTATGGTCAATCATGTTAGAATCTTTACTGTTATTTAAGTTTATTAGATATGCTTCATTAAACAATGCAGTTGTATTAGAAGCAGATATAATCGGATTGAATAGTTTTTTTCTTGGATTAGACCAAGTACCATTCGTAGCAGATTCTTTAGAATTATCTATCTTAATAGATGATTCGTCAAAATACTGTTCTTCATATTTTTTCTTATCTTCTGAAAAAGCTAACAATTCAGCCCTACATCCCTTGCAAGCAGGATTAACCATTTCACCAAGAATAGTTATACCAGCGATAACAAAGTCTAAAATTTTAGGCTTAAATCCTCTGTCATCAGCATCTACAATAACAATTTCAATAGAAACGTCTTTCCTACTGTTATCTCTTTCAAAAATTTCTACTAATTTCCCACTATATTTTGTCCAGATATAAGCCGTAATAACAATAAAGATTCTTCCGTCTGAATCTTTTTCAAATTCAATTAGATTATCTTTATCGCCAATTTTCTCTGGTACAAATCCACATGGAACTTCATCTTCTTCATGTCCCATAGCATCATCTAAATATGGATTATATTTCCAAAGAATAGGCTTATTGTAGATTGTAGTAGCGCCGCGCTTTAGAACGTCCTCATCTATAGGTAAGGTATGAGCGTTCTCACCAGTGGCAAACGCTCTAATTCGAGCCTTTCTGAACAACATATCATTCATTTCTTCGATAAATTCAATCTTATCTACAGAAAACTTTAATACTGTGTCCATGCTCCCTCGTCACCTCCCTTTAGGAACTTCATTAACTTTCTTGTTCTCATGAAGAAATATTTATCTTCATCATAGATTGCAGAAAGTAATGAAAAACCGTGTTTAATAAGACGCTCAGATTCAGCTTTATTACAAATATAGTATTTGGACAAATTCTTGCTTAATTTATCTATGTTTGTAATAAACATTAGAATCACCTAATTCAAGCCATAATACCAGCGGCTTTTAGAGCATCAAGGAGAGCCTTAAATTCTTCCTTAGTAACATTTTCACCAGATGCTTCAGCAACACTTGCAGCCATCTTAACGCCACCGATTGTAGAAGCAGTAGCAGCAGGAAGTGTATAAGAAGAATCGCCACCAACGCCACCACTGAGAATATCACCAAGCCCAGCGTCTTGTGCAGCCTTATTCATATTGTTTAGATTATGAATCTGTCTTTCGGTTAATGCCATGTTTGACACACCTCCTATTTAATCTATATAAAAATCAGATAATAGATATTTCAGAAATTTCTTTCCATTCGCCATCTATTTTAACATAAGCAGTTTCGGCTTCTTTCCAGTCACCATCAATCTTACATTTAAGATTTAATTTTTTATCAGAACTAGAAAGAATACCACTACCGAATGAATTAACACCTAAGTTAATAAGACCAAGCATTTATATCACCGTACTCTCTATATTATACGGTATACTTAATCCAAATATCCCCATTACTTCCTTCACTAGATGACGGAGCATCAGGGGATAAAATAACATTTCTTAGCTGGGCAGTTGAATATGAAGTATTAGAAACGGCAGTAGTAATCTGTTGAAGCTGACCATCAACAATAGGCTGATTAAATAAATCATTATAATTGCCAGCAAAATACTTTAGCGACTGCCATTTAGTAGTACCATCACCAATCTTGATTAGTGTTTGACCAGACGTAGTGCTTTCAATTCCAACTTCGCCCTTTAGCAAGACTGGATTTTTGTTATTCCAATTTGCAGTGGTGTCAATTCTGAGTTGAAGGTTTACACCAGTAAATGTTTTACTCATTTTACAAACACCCATCTATTATAGTAGGGAACAAAGCAATCTAAATTAGACGACTTTGTTCCCCAAATATAATTTATATATTACTTAATCAAGCGTTACCGCAGCTAATAACAAGAGTATCGGTTGTTCTGACAAGTGAATCACTGTCGGTTAGGTCAGTAGAAGCATGGGTCTTGAAGTTAGCGGTTGCTCTATCTTCCGTGTAATAGAGGTTAGTACCCTCTGCAACATCAGTAGTAGTAAGAGTAACAGTACCAGTCTTACCATTAACACTAAGAACAGCATCAGTAGGAGTCTTTAGTTCAACCCAGTTGTCAGCAACAGTAGCATCATCAGCCTTTAGAATAAAGGACTTATTGATGTCAGAACGAACACAAACGTCGCCAGTCTGAGCAGTAAGAGCAAGCATAGCAGATTCGCTATCGGCTTCAAATACTTCGGTAATAGCAATAGCAGGAAGAACTGCGGTATCAAGCTTACCGTTAGCATCAAGAACAGGGACATTACCAGAAGCAGTACCAACATTCTTTGCAGCAGCAGTACCAGCATCGGTAATCTTAGAAAGAGTAAGGTCAGGAATATCAGCAACAGCAAGATTGTCACCAACGGTAACTCTGCCCTTTGCATCAACAGTAACCTTAGTATAAGTACCAGCATTTACGCCAGAATCAGCAAGCGTAGCAGCGATAGTTGTATTTGCGCTACCATCGAAAGAAGCACTACCAGTTACATCACCACTTAGAGCAATGTCACGAGCAGTAGATAGCTTTGCAGCAGCTTCAGCAGAAGTAGCACTATCAGCAGTTTCAGCCTTGGTAGCTTCATCGGCTTTAACAGCAGTAGAAGCCTTGCCCATGGTCATAGTACCATCTGCATTAACAGTAACGGTATCAGTACCCTTGGCAACAGACTTAACAACACCAGCTACATCTGCGGTTGCATAATCAGTGTTTTCAACATAAGTATCGGGAATAGCAGTAAGTGCGCCGAGGTCGCTTGCAGTAATTTCAACAGCAGCAGAACCATCGAAAGTCTTACCACCAGCAGTAAGAGCATTAGTTACCTTTGAAGCTTCATCAGCCTTAACAGCAGCGGATGCCTTACCGATAGTCATTGTACCGTCGTCATTAACGGTAACAGTATCAGTGCCCTTAGTTACAGATTTGACAACACCAGCCTTACCAGCAGTAGCGATGTTCTCAAACTTAACATAAGTGTCAGGGATTTCAGTTAGCGCACCAAGGTCGCTAGCAGTAATAGAAACATCTTCTGAACCATTGAAGGTCTTATCGCCAGCGGTTAGAGTGCCAGTGGTTTTCTTAGCATTATCAGCTTCGCCAGCGGTATCAGCAGAACCAGCCTTAGTAGCTTCGTCAGCCTTTGCAGCGACAGAAGCCTTGCCAATGGTCATTGTGCCATCAGCATTTACGGTTACAGTGTCAGTACCCTTTGCGGTAGACTTAACAACACCAACCTTAGTTTCAGTTGCAATATCGGAATCCTGAATATAAGTTGAAGGAATTTCGGTAATTGCACCAAGGTCAGAAGCAGTGATTGTAACAGCAGAAGAACCGTCAAAAGTCTTATCACCGGCAGTTAGAGCATTTGCAACCTTGTCAGCAGTGGTAGCAGTGTCAGCAGAATCAGCCTTAACAGCCTTGTCTACATAACCATTACTTGCCTTATCATTGGTAGCAAATACAGATAGAAGCATTGCATCATCAGCAGATGCGTAAGCGAGTTCGCTATATTTGGTAACACCGTCACCGAACTTAAATTTACGAGTATCAATTTCGATACCAATTTCACCCTTGAGTAGTACAGGGTCTACTTCTGCCCACTTGGCAGCGGTATCATTTCTTAACGCAATTCTCACATTTTGGAGACTCGAATCAGCCATTAGCATTTCCTCCTGATATTTGTTTAATATTTTTATAATCGGCATTTAATGAATAATACTTCTTAGAAGTGTTATCCCACCTATAGGAGATATTTGTTGTAGTATCTATATATAGATAGCTTGAACTACCTATATTGGGGAACTCTAAATATGTAGTTTTCTGAATGATAGCAGAGTCGCCACCGCCTCCACCACCATCCTGCCCGTCAATTAACTCTTGAAGTAGCGTTCCTAATTGTGCATTTTGTGATGCTTTGTTCATTCGATTTAGGTCTTTAATTTGCTTCTCAGTTAATGACAAGTGCATCACCCCTTATCGTCTATTGATTATTAAATATCTATATGAAAAATTATAACAAGTTCGCGAACTTTTTATAATAATCATACCTTAATGTAGTTGTCGATTTGTGAATCGAGCATTAGAAGTTTGAACTTGTCATTATCGCACATTTCAACTAGGTCTACTAAATCCATAGCAAGAGCAGTATAAGGAACGAGTCTGCCAATCAGACCATCAAGAAAAACCTTAGTAGTATGGTCGCCATCATCAATAGCAGTATCAGTAGCATCCTTAATCATATCTTCAAATTCGATACATTCTGCAAGATAATCCTTAAAGAAATCTATTGGTGCTTCATATTCTCTATTACCGATAGGAGTAGCAGGATAAATACTTTCCATATTTCTACTAGCCTGATAATCAGAAATAGAATCTGCAAAAATATCTGATGGAAACGCATGGGCTACCTTTGGATGTAAAATACTAGCAGATTTAATCATCTTCCATCTAACATTAAGAAGTGACATACCTCTATCTAATATCCTATTGATAGCGAAACTTTTACCTATAAGTTCATCTAGTTGATTATTCAATTTCTTTGAAATCAATTCCAATCTTATTCACCCCAATTCCAAGTGAAACGTCAATTATAGTGAAAAATTTCAATATAATTCTTTAGCAAGGTCATTAGACCCACGAGCATTACTATCCTGAGTACTTTCGTTATCAGAATCCTCTTTTCTAGGTCTACCTCGTCCGTTAGAACTTGGTATAGTGTTTGTAGATTGGTTTCCTGTCTTAACAGGATTTATAATACTTGCAAGACTTGTGAGTTTATCTTCAAAGCCCATAGCCTTACTAATAGAAAGTCTCCTACCAAGTTCAAAAGGAGAAATATCACAAATTCTAGCTACCTCTTGGAAATCTACAATTCCCTTTTCAGCCAGCATTTTGAATTTGTTCTGTCTTTCAGTTCTATTATCAGGTGTATTAACATCAGACAAAGTAATCTTAAATTTATATTTCTTTGTCTGCTGATTCACAAAATATTCAATAAAGTTTGCAAACATAGGGTACATAGATGTAATGAAATTTTCATCTATTGCGGCAGCTAATTTAGATTGATGAACATTAAGTTTTTCATCGTAAAGCAACGCAGCAGAAGATGATGCACTTTGTTCAGTAATGTTCTGGATATATTCTGTAAGCATATTGCGTTCCTTAGTATCGAACTCAACAGCTTTAATATCATCCATAGGCAAAGCAGTAAGACCAATCTGTTTAGCTAATCCCTGTCTTGCAACTCCTAAAAATTTACCAAGAATATCAGGAGTCATATTGATTTGATTATTATTATTACCGCTCTTATTTTCTTTGTTTACACCGATAATACCAACTAATAGTTTGGACGCTTCAATAAAGTATTTATCCTCTTGCAGTCCTCTAACAATTGGTTGCATCGCCATTTCTGGAAACAAAGCAGAGTAATAAGGAGTAATAGTAGCTACTTCGGGTGAAATCTTAAAAGCCCAAAATCCATCCGAAGGAGAACATTGATGCCAATAGACAAATGTACTATTTCTATTATCAACTGTAGATGCTGGATTATATTTGTTACTGGTGCGTCTAAACACATCATTATACATTTTCTTAAATACCCTAGGGTACATATTTATATCAGCACCATAGTTTCCAATAAACCAGTTCATATCAAAATCAAACAGTAAACCATAGCTATGTCTACCAGTAATCATACAAAAGTCAGGAGGAAGTTCTTGTAGAACATATTTATCTCCTTCATCTCTAAGAATACAATAGAAAACGCCCTGTCTTATCATCTGACGCAAAGCCATTGAAAATTCTTCCTTAAAGTTAAACTTATTACAAAAGTTTTCAAGAACGGCTAAATCTTCTTTGAACTCTTTAGACTTAAATTCAGAATCTTTAGATACATTAGTTACATCAAAACTAATATTCCAACAAGGCATATCAGAATTAAATCTAATCAATCTCTTGTAATACATATTCTGTACTTCAAGGCTTGTAGCATAATTCCTTAGAATTGTCTCGTTGTCTTTAGGAGATTTTAACGCTTTTTCGATGCCTTCAACAGTAGCATCTACAGGATTCATGTTAATATCCTGCATTTTTCTATTTACAATATCAGGAGTGTAATATCCATTATTATAATATTGATTCCTATAGGAATTAGAAAATTCCAAAAAGTCCCAAGCATTAAGAACAGCGTTTACTTCTTGCTCTGAAAGACTTTCAGATTTCTTAGCTAATCTTGGCAATTCAATTTCACCCCTTTCTATTTATCATTAAGCAAAGAATACATAATCTAGCAAACTACTACTTTCAATTTGGGTTTTTAGACCATCTTCCAAAATCTTAGCATAATACAATCCGTATGCTAGAGACATTACACGGTCTTTTCTTCTACCAGACTTTTCCTTTAGATTGATATAACCCTGCGTAGCCACCTGTTCCAAGTTAATAGCTTCGTTAATCAGGATATTAGTCTGAGCATAAGAACATAGTAGTCTGTTTCTAAGGTCATTATCTTTAATCTTATAGAATTTATAAACCTTATTTAGATAATCTATCGCTTCATCTGTATCTGTAAGAAGTGATACATCACCAGTAGTAATCATATTTCTCATTGTGATAAACATTTCGCTCTTTAATTGAATAGGTGTCTTAACAACATACATAACAGGAACAGCGTTTGGACTAATAACTCTGTTTTCAAGTTTAACATCATTATAATTTGTAACAGTCCAAGCTGGATATGTAACATCTCTAAGTTCATCGTATGTCTCTGTGGTACAAGCATCTAGTACGCCCACACCCACACCTTGTCCATCAAGTACGAAATAATCACAATCTAATTCATAAAAAAGTTGTTTTGCTCTTTTTGCTTGAGTGAGCGAGTTAATACCGTGCATACTTTCTCCGTAGGAAATAAGTTTTCTAAACTTACCATTATCAGGTATTAGCCTAATAATCCACATAGCCGTATTATCGTTTTTGGAACTTTCCATCACGGCAACATCCATAGTTAAAATTCTTATTTCATTTGGAAATTTCTCTATATAATAATCCCATTTAGTCTTATTATTTTTGTATTCAATATATTCATCATCACTCATAGCAATCAATGCTTTAGCATTAGTTCTAGCTTTATCCATGTCAGAATACTTAAAGAACGAATTTCCAGAGTTTCTTTCAGGAATAGCCATATATTCTGCTGTAAGTAATTCTATAGCATCGGCATTGTCCTTAAACTGTTGCTCAACTATCTTTTTAGTAATAAACTTATTTTTAACACCAAATTGATACGGAAGTGCAACGGTTATATAATCCCTATCACCATTTACCATGTGTTCTATATATTTTTCAAATTCCTTATAAGACCATTCATCTGCACCTCTAATAGAACTCAGGTATATCTGTCTCTGAGGTTCTTCTGGTAGTGCTTCTCTTTCTTTAGGAGTTAATGAATGATATGGTGGAACTCTAGGCGATGTAAGCATAGGGATAAAGACTCTGTTAATAACATCTTTATCAGTTCTAACATATTCATCTACAATAAGGATATTTGCACGAAACCCTAGTGAGTTTTCACTGTAAGGAGCGGCAAATAGCATTGAACCATTCTTAAACCGTATATGCGATTCATTGATTCCTGTTTTGATTTCATCAATTTCTCTCCGTAAGTTAGGACTTTCACGCATAAATTCTTCTACTTTTTTTATAAAGTTTCTTGACTGTGATTTTACAGGGCATACTACAACAATTCTTTGGCTTGGATATAGAATACATCTTTGCAAGCTAAACAAAAGTGTTAAAGTAGATTTTGCATTACCACGACTAGCAACAAATATAAAATTTGAGTAGAAGTTCATTTCATAAATAAGAACCTTTTGGAAATCATATAGCTTTAATCCTAAGTAATCAGTAATAAATCTATGTGGATTGCTTCGCCAAAAAGCAACCCATTTTTCAATATTTTCATTACGCCTTTCTTTAATGCTTATATTTTCCTTTTTAGGTCTTTTTATGATAATCTTATTATTACTATTATCCATCGGAATCACCCTCTACTGGTGGTACTTCGATGTTTTCGTTACTATCACTACGGAGATTCTCAATTATATCTATACTATAATCTCTGTAAAGTTCTTCAAACTTTTCAGTATAATAGTTATTTTTACCAAGCGCTCTTGATGTAGCACCAGCAAACCCAATGATAAGTTTTTCCATATTATCTACATCAGTTAAATCTGGGTCAGGTGCATAAACAGGTCTTAAATTTTCAATATCTTCAATTCTTTGTCCAACAGAACTATTTACTATATCTGATACCTGATTCTGCTTTTCAACAAGACCGCCATCAGACATTAAGTCTCTAAGCGTTTTAATCTGCTTAGTTACATCGTCGCCCTGTTCTCTGGACTTTTGAATATCTAAAGACTGTAAACAAATCTGTTTCACAATAATATCAATAGACTTTTCACTGATATTACCGCCTAGCTTATCTTTCCAATCTAAATACTCAGATTCAAGATAAGACAAGTCGTTATTATCAAACATACCCCATTTACTTTGAAGATATTCGGTATCATATTCAATCAGTTCATAATCATCACTATTGGTACTATTTGCTACTTTCTTATTCTTTTTAACCTTTGTAAATTCATCATAAGAAGCAATACCTTCAATATCTTTTTCGCCTTGTGAATCATCAAATGTATAACCCCATCCATTTTGTTCTGCAAAAGCAAAGCCTTTCATATAAGCAGAAACGAAGTTTTCTTCACCATAAATCTTAGAATCAGGATTTTTGATGTTCTCCATCGCACCTACATAATTAGAATGAATATATGGAATATCTATCTTTCTACACAAATAATAGAAAGCTAGGTTATGGTTATCTCTATACTTCTTTTGATACTCTGCAAATAATTCTTTAACGCAGTTTTTACAATAAGGTACTTTAGAATAGAATTTTCTGTTCTTGTCTTTAGTTTGATAGAAATTAGACTGGGCATAACCGCCACATCTAATACATCTAACTTTAACCTGTTCTGGTTGTTGAACTTGTTTCTTTGGTCTGCCCAATCCCTTTCATCCCCTTATTATTGCAAATCTACATCATAAGTACAAAGTATACCTTCGGTATTGCAGACACAAACAAGTTCTTGTGCTTTACCAAAGATACGTTTAGAAATACAATAATCATCCATTCCCTGTAGAGAACCAGACATGATTACTTTGTATTTCTGAACCCAATCTGTTTTGTTATGATGTAGATGCCCCATGTGAACACAATATACAGGAACATATAGCATACTAATTAGTTTTTCACAAGAAGAAAAATTATCATAGTCGCCGTGAACATTCACATAGTTAAGTCCACGAATATTTACAATATTGATAGTGCCATCCAACGTATTATCTACAAAATAAAGATTTTCAATATTAGAAAGTCTTGCCTTGACATACCAAGGAATTAAATCATCAAGCCTTTCGTCTTTAGGACTATTATCTTTTGTAGATAGTCTTGAATGGTTTCCGCTTACTAAAGAAAAATATACATTATTAAAATAAGGAGAAAGTTCAGCTACGAACCAAGAGATTAGTTCTGAAACACCCATAACCTGTTTAACAACATTTTCTCTATTAGAAATCTGAATTGTAGGATGGATGTTACCACTAATACAATCTCCATTTACGCAAATATAACAATTTTCAGAATTATGAGTATTCCTAATATTGATAATATTTTTGATATATTTTTCAAGTCTTTCTTTGGCTACATCTGGATTGTAAATATTCCAGCTATTATTGATATTTGCACCAAAGTGAATATCATTTAGTGCAACAAGTAAATCGTTATCTGAATTTACAACATTATAAAATTTAGATTCATAGGGAGTGATAGAAGAAATACTATCTAAAAGAATGTTTTTTAATTCATCGAAACGCGCTTCGCTTCTAACATTCTTATTATAAGCGGTTCTCTGGTCAAAGAATCTCATTCTTGCCTTTTCTGCTTCAATCCGCTTATTTTCGTATTCTTGAAGAAGTTCATCACTATTTATAAGTCGCTTTTCAGCATCAGCAACTCCTTCTTTATATCCACTCCACCATTTTCTGTATGTACTTTCGTTCTTGGTTTCTCCACTTTCAGTATTTATCAAGTCAGCTATTTGCTGAAAAGAAAGACCATACATATCTTTATTAGATAGTAGTCTAATCTTGTAATCCTTTAGACTTTCTCCAATACCTTTAGCTAAATTCATAATAAACCCCTTGACTCCTTATTTTCCAGTAATTGAATTATCTTTTCTTGATTTTCTTCTATTTTTGTTAGAATATCTAATAACTCTTTACCAGAAGATTTATCTAGTACTTTTTGGCTTATATCCAAAAGTTCTTTGTTAATTCTATAATTTTCTAAATTAACATTAAGTATTGCAGATGTTATACCAACATTTGTTAGATTAGAAAGTGTATTGACTTCACCTATTACCATTGTCATCACTTCTTAATACTTTTAACAATTCTTCATTCTGTTGGATAATCTTATTGTTTTGCTCTATTGCAATTTGAATATCTGCTGCAAGTTCATTTAATATAGTATGTGTTTGTTCATCAAACAATTTATCTATATGAGCATTTTGATTCTGTAGTTCAGATACTATCTGAGAATAATTTGCTGCTTTTGTAGATTGATAGATATTATAGAACTGTGATATATTAGCAATTCCACTTACTAAATTAGAATTAGCTATTTCAGCTAATGAATCAAGTGCAATTATCATAATTATCATTTCTTAACTTTGAAATTATTCACTCTATCATCTACTTCTCTGAACCAATCTTCGTAAACATCATAAAATAAGGAATCCTTGAGTTCCATAACTTCCTCGCCTGATTCCTTACATCTTTTGATTTCTTTTTCAATAATATCCATATCATAATTATGATGTTCTATTTCGTCTTTTGCAATTTCCTGAAATTTAAGAGCAATTTCTTCTTGGTCACAAAAAGATTCTGCAATCTTAATATAATCTTGTGCTGTCATTATTTCCGAAACAGCGCGTTCCATGATTTTCTTAATTCTTGACACAATAATCACCACATAATAATATTATATTATATAATGTTTATTATGTGAAAAATATCAATCATCAGTATATACATCATCAGGAATATATGGTTCTTCTGGTTCGGTAGGAAGTTGATATAGTTTCTTAATCAAATCTTCTACAACACCATTACCACCAAGATTATGATATTCCTGATACATATGGTCTAAAGATTCTCTGGCATAAATAGGCATAAATTTCTTTTCTTTATAATAGTGATTATAAGCATGAATAATTCTGTCTCTTAGAATAGCCTGTTCTCCACTTGTCAAAAACTTGAGGGTTTTCTTAATGTCAGAAAGTTCTTCATTTATTCTGCCAGATTCAATAGTATATTTTCTTTCGCAGTTACTTTCCTTTTGTTCAACTGTTTCTAGTCTCTTTATTGCATCGTCATATTTTTCATCTTTTTTATCTTTTTTATTAAAGTGCCTCGTCACTAGAAAAGAAATTACAGAAGGTATTCCTAGTGCGCCTAGTACAGACACAAGTATTGTTATCCAAGTCATTCCAGCTTTCCCCATTTCGATAATAGATTTAACAATCCTCTTGTCCCTCGTAGCCACAACTACCATAACAGGCGCTACAAAATTAACTCTTATAGCGTCTGCTCTAATAGCCGTTTAGTCGTACACCAGTCTGAGAATACT